CACCATAATCAACGGTAAGGTTCAGACCGTTTTCCTGGATCGTTACCTTACCAGTTGCAAGCAGCTCATTTTTTGCCACCTTCGTTCTGGTCTTAACCTGATCCGCAAGCCGAATACCATCCTGAAGTACATACCGATACAGCGCTTCATCTCCCTGTACACCACTACGCAGTAATGCACGTAAACGCTCAGACTGGTTGATCTTCACCTTGATCAAACCCTTTTCGATATTATGCGTGTCAATCGGCACGCGGAAAGTCTTCTGAGACTCAGTATCAAACCCGTGGAACTGCGCCATAACCGGAATCGAATATTCGCTTGCGATACTCTCCCACTTTGCCACAAGATTGTCGGTTTTTTCATCACCGAAAAGACCATCCGTAGGATCATTCTGTCTGGTAGGAATGCGAGAACCGATCTCCAGCCAATCCTCTTTGGCTACACGCCCGAAAATATTATCTTCCCATCTGATTGCCATTGTTTTCTCCCTCCCTTAATACGGTCTGGTAACTGTAGGAACAGTAACAAACTTGAATCCGAGTGCCGCAAGTGCTGATTTTGCATTATCGGAAAGCCTCACATCCGATTTGGTGTAATAAGTCTTCGTCTTATCTCCAACAGTATCTGTGGACAGCGTGTAAGTCGGCGTAGCCTGACCGTCACTCTCATACCATCCCTCTGCACTCGGATTAAGCACTGCCGCATAATCAGAAACCTCGGTATAATCGTCACCGTCCTTTTCGTAGTAGGTCTTTGATGTGTTCACTGTTTCGTCAGTGGAAAGCGTATAGACATAGCTGCCAACTTCGCCGCTTCTCTCATACCATCCCTGCGCCTTCGGTGAAACAAGGTTTTTCAGCGTTACCGCATCATACTGCGCACCCGTAATTGCCAGCCTGTCCTCATATACAGTTCCCTTTGTAACAACGGAACCAGGCATATCGCCAGTAGTCACATCCATATCCTCATATGTCAGACCGATTGCATTGCTGTCATTAGACGGATATGCAGTCCCCATCGGAACATACTTTGTACCGTCCTCAACAGTCACAGCGCCACTCTGCGCAATCTGCTTTGTCTCTCGCGTGCAATCCTCGTTATTCGCCAGAAACCATCCAGCGGAATACACCTGACCCTTTTTCACAGCTCCAATAAAGCTCATTTGTTATCCCTCCTTCGTTTTCGGTGCGCCGTAATGCTCTGCATCATACTGTGCCGCAAGCTGCGCTGCAATTCCTGTTCCGGTTTTTCCAGTAACACCATTTCCCATAGGCGGTGTTGCTGTCTGCGCTCCCTGCTTTTCCTGTACCTGAATAAACTCCGACCAGTTTTCCTTGATCTTTTCCTTGAGCTTTTCAGTATCTTTTACGGCTCCCTTTTCATCGAACTCCAACTCATTGATCGCATCACTGGATAATTTCATAATCGCCGCAATACGCTTTTCAGAAATTCCCACATCAGCTAACAGCTTCTTGTATGCGTCCATTTTTTCTGACTTTTTCTTTTCGGCTTCGATATTTGCCTTGAATTTGTCAAACTCTGAACGCACGCTTTCACATTCAGCCTTTGCTTTTTCGTACTCGGTTTTGAATGGTGTTCTGCCCTCTGTTGCAGCCTTAAGCTCATCCAGCTCCTTTTGAACGGGCTTTAAGGAATCCCAGTTTTCCTTGTACTTTTCCGCCTGAGCCTTGTATTTGTCGCGATCTTCTTTCACAGCATCAATACTTTCCGTATGCGCGGAAATGATCTCGTCAATCTTTTCCGGCTCGATCCCCATTGCAGCTAAAAATTTCCTTGTGAGTGCCATCTTTTTGAAATCTCCTGTTCTTCGGTGTCTGTTCTTCGACATTAGATTTTTTGAAACCAGAGGAAACGGTGCCTTGTTCCTCCACAGACAATCATAAAAGTTGTCCACTCGCACATTATCACCTTTTTTTTTGATTGTCAAGTGTGTAACATTTTTTATCCAGTGAATGAATTTAACGCATTTTCTACTTCTTTCCTATACAATTTTTTTCTATAGGACTTTTATATAAATTACCCTTTTATGTACACTATCTATATTTATAGTATAAATAAATATAATAAATATAATATAATATATTATATATTATAAAAGACGACCGAACAAATATTCGATAGAGAACAGTTGTTCATGTCGTCTGAAAAGACTGAAATATAAATAATATATATTTTTGCATATCAAAATAAAATATTATTTTATTGTGATTTTTCTTTTTATTTTCATTTTCTTGTATTTCTTTTTTATTTTTTTTATCCATTTTGCAGATAATTTTTGATAATCTGATTGTATTCGCTCTTATGATCGAGCGCGACTTGTAAAAATGGCTGCGCTCTATTTGTTCTAGTTCCAAATTCCACATACGGCGCGTACTCGACATTCGTGCCAATAAAAACCGCACCTTCATCCACATCAGATGCGTGTGTGATTGAACTGCGCAAACGCCCAGTATCTACCGGGCAAGCGTATTTCGCATAGCTCTCTGCCAGCAATCCGATTTCTTCCAATGCTGGCGCAAGCTGTTCGCCTAGTTCGCTGATAATACTGTCTTTGTTATTCTGCAATATTTTTGTATCCATCGAAAGTCCCATAAAATCACCTTAATTCGTTCTTCCAATCTTCGTAACTCATATCATCAGGTAATTTATCCCATCGTTGCATAGCACCTCTATCAACATTTTTTAGCACCGCCGTAACCGTGCAACGGCAATTATAGATCATATATCCCGGCGCTTCCGGATCACCCGGATACCGAATTTCTACCTTTTCGCCAAATTCATCAACAATCACCCACGGTTTACCGACTGCAACTCTCTCCCCGTCAAGCTCTCTGTGTTCGGCTCGCGTTCTCTGGTCTAGCGCAGCAAGCCATTCCTGCTCCATCTCAATACCCATTGTTTCAGCACGTTTGTAAGCGTCCGTCCTACCACCATTTTCGGCAGCAGTGGTATATGTTCTGGCATTTCGTATAGCCGCATTCTTATCCATATCAGTTACAGATCGTAACCGTTTGGCAATATTCGGAATACTGTCACCTTGCAAAATCCCTTGTGTTACTGCGCTTGTCAGCTTCTGCCTATTCCAACGCTGATCCTTTGGAATATCTACGCTTGCGTGTGGGATAATTTCTGGATCATCACGCATGAGCCGCGCAATCGTATCTTGATCACACAGCTCAAATGATGTTCGCAAGCCTGCCAAAGTTTCTGCCTGATACATGCCGTAATTCATGTGTTCAGCATAAACCATAGGCAGAGTACCATTGATCATTGATGCCGCGATAATGTCCGTATCTACAAGCCGTTGCACCATTTCGTCACGCATTCTGCGCCAATGCTCTCCCTGTAGCGTTTTTGTCATGCGCCATTTTAGGTATTCTTCCTCGGTAATTTGTCCGGATTTCAACTGTGCTTGTTTTGCTTCATCAAGCCGTGCAAATTCTTCAAGATGTTTTTGCAATTTTTCGCTCAATTCGTGATACGCAAGATCATACTCCGCTGTCAGTCTCCGTTCCAGCCGTTTCAGCTCCGTATCCGTTTTCTTCCTCGCTGGATCCATTTCCGAATCTCTCCATATCTTCTTCGTCCTTCTGCTTCAGTACTTCATCCGCTTTGTCACCATCTCCTAGATACTCCAGAATTTTGGTTGTGACATAATCCTCCGGTAAATATTGCGCTGCTGCTACAAGCGTCTGAATATTCTCATTCACATTAACAATCATAGACCGCGTGAATGACGGTATTCCTTCCACGCCTGCCAACATTTTGATGCCGCTCAAAAATTCCAGTATGCAATATTCAAAGCCATCGCATTTTTCCGTCAGTAATTCATAAGACGCCCTGATCTGTGTAGCCGTAGATGCACCACCGATAATGGATTTTATATCCAACGCCATAAAATCCTCGTGAAGATCATCACGCAATCTTGACAATATTGTTTCCCTCGCATTATACGGAATATCAACGGTATGGCTTTCTGCTCTTGCTCCGTTATCCTCAACAACAGCCGCATGCACTCTGCGTATCTGATTAAGGAATGTGGCAAGATCAACCTCGTCCATCCCTCCGGCGTTCTGGAGGATCCAATATATTTGGGAACAATCATCCAGATCGTTTGCAAACCCGGATTTGATCAAATCATAGCAATCAATCTGTTCGCGCCGTCCCACAAGCTCACTCTGATGCCTTTTATTTGCCCAGAGAGGCACGATAGGAAAGCCGGGGTAATTTTCCCCATCTAAAATTTCTGATCCATCTACGGGGCTGCTAGACACCAAAATCTTGTACTGCCTTTTCGGATGTAATACTGCCGGTTCCTCTCCACCTTTCCAGATATAATCCGTATAGCCATCCATTTCATACAGCGTTGCCCGTAACGGCTTCAATGGATCAATCTGCCAGAACCGCACCCCGGCTTTTAATGCTCCGTCCTCTTCATCCCATAACGGAATAAAATCAAGCAACGAAAAGCAATTCAAGTGATCCATATTCCAGAACCCAAAAGCCACACCACCCACAAGCGCTGACTCCGCTATTTTCTGTAACGCATTATCAAAATCATCACCGAAAATAAGCTCAGTTTTTCCATCATCCCATGAAACACCATTTCCAAGTAAGTGCTGTACTTCCTGTGTTATAAACCGATTGAAAAAATTAGAACACAGCTTATGGTTAGCAGATACCATATCCTGTACAGCTTCGCCGGATACCGTATAAAGCAATTTCTGATACTGCATAATAGTTGTATTCTGCTCTCTGTTATAATCATCAGCGATTTTGGCAATCTTGTACTGATCGCTTGATTTGTGCGTATGAATAGCATTCAATACAAAATCCATCCGCTTTTTTTCGTTGCCCTCTTCCACATCCAGTAAATCCTGATATGTCAACATCTGAAGCATTTGTTATTCCTCCTCTCGGATTGCGTTCAAATTGATTGGAATTGTAATACCTGCCTTTTTGTAAAGCTGCCTTGCCAAACAAGCTGCGCTGTCCGGTGCGTCATCATGTTCTGCATTTTCGTTGTAATCCAAAATCATTTCGATATATTCCGGATCAGTCCCCTCTACGAATATAGCATGGGACCAGATTGCTTTCAAGTATGTGACAATCTTGATATGCTTGTTTGTCGTTTCATCGTAAGTCACCATACGCATACCGATTTTCTTAAGGTCACGCGCAACCATTCCCTTGTCTGCGTTCTTTTCGTTGTAACACTTCCCTAGCATTAAACGCATATAATCATAATAGATTGTTTGGTAGCAATCTTGCACATTTTTTCGCCATACTTTCCCATAAATGTAAAACACATCTTCAGAAAATCGCATTGCAGTAAATGCAGTATAATCCTCACCGTAAAACGCACTGTCAATGTGGCATATAGCATTTCGTATATTCTCAATACTTGCATCAATCGGTCGTTCTGTGAATATCAGATCCTCGGATGCAATATGCCGCAATTCATAATTCGCTGCAAACAAGCTCGGTGACATTTTCGCTTTGATTTCTTCAATCTCTGCTTCCGTCATTAGCCCAGTTTGCCGGCAATCATATTTCCGTATATTCGGCATCAGCGTAAAGCAGTCATCCTTATGCCATGGCGTTCCTGTATTTATAAATCTTCCACCACGATTTTTGATGTTTTGCAATTCCTGATACGCCAGCTTTGTTTTTTCACGCTCTGCTATGGATATACGATCTTTGACATTGACAATATCATCTGTCACAACGATATCCGCATGCTTACCGGTAATACTGGTTCCGATACCAAGCCCCAATAATTGTGATTGTCCTTTGATATTTTCATTCAGGTTTGTGCTGATCTCGTTATTTTTGTCAACAAGAAATACAAGATTTTTGTGATACAGGATATTCGTTATTTTTTGCAAACATCCAGAATGCAATATATTACTCGTTTGCTTTATAATTTCACTGACATCCGATCCAGTCTTCCGGAAAAATAGCACAGTCTTATTCGGATAAATGATCATATTCAAAGCGAAAAATAAAGACAAAGTGGTAGTTTTATAACTACCACGATGCCCCTGTAAAGTATTGTCTTCATCTTCATATAAAAACAGCTTTAGCCATTCATTATGCAAATCCGTCAAGTCATTAAACCCAACCCAGTGACCGATCTCGATTGGATTATCCCACAACATTTGCATAATCAATTCTTTTTCGCCAGTCATAATCAACCGCCTTTTTTCTCTTTCTTCATTTTCTCAAAATATTCCGTCATAGCTTTTGTGCTATCATCCTCAATATAATTAACAGACATTTCTTGCTTTTCTGTCTGACCAAGCCATTGCTTCCCCAACCAAATAGCCATTGTTGGATTATGCTCAGCCATCTTAAATTGATTTCGTCGAATTGATATATTTCCTCTTGCCGAATGTGTTTTATAGGACTCCGCAAAACTAAGTTCAAATTCTCTTTTGCACCATCTTTCGATAGTATCTTCCGAACAATCAAAAAATCCTGCAATTTCTGTAAGCGTGCAATGCAATTCGCATAATTTTTTGAATTGGACAACATCTATATTTTTCTGTGGTCTTGCCATGTTCATTCCTCCATTATATAAAGTTCACATCTTTTGCATTTTCAATACTACAAATAAGTTCATTTGGTGCTGTAAGTCTACATGGAACATCACATTTGCTCATATCTGTTA